TAGTAATCTAGTCACATGGGCAGATGTTATAAGAAAAACTTATAATGATGGCGGTGTTGATGAGATTATCAGTACCAGAAGACTTGTCCATATTGCAGAAGCATATGGTATCTTCAAAAATAAAATGAAGGCAATACAAGTCTGTACTAATAGATTTGATGATGATACTAAAACATCATTTACTGATCTATATACCAAAGTAGATTCTGGTGCTAGTGTAGAGAAGATTCTTGCCGACAAGAAGGCTGCTGAAGAGGCAGAGATATTGTCGGAAAAGAAATCCGATGATAGTGAGGAAGATGGTGAAGAAGACTTTGCTGTCTAAATCTATTCATAGTGTAAGTCCGCTTGTGGCGAGAAATCGCCACAAGTTTTCTTGCATTGAGGGTAAAAAATATGAGTGAATTTGAAACAGGAATTTTTAAACTAATAAAGAACACAAGTGTCGGTAGGGCACTTATATATACTTGCGGACATATTATAATCGCCATGTCTGTTGTAAGTGTTCTTACAGGTGCAAGTCTATGGGAGGCAGGTGCTGTCGCTCTAGTAGAACCAACAATCAATGGCGTATGGTATTATGCTTTAGATAAACTATTTACAATGAGGACCAAATGAGTAATTTTAAAGACAATAGTGGATTAGATACTATCAAACCTAAAATGTCTAAAGAGGAACGAGATAAACTAATGAAGGACTTTTTAGATAAGGGCGGCAAGATACAGAAATTAAAACCAGGTTATCCGACAAATGTTGGGTCACTAGATAAGAGTAAGAAACCTGCCTATACAAAAGATGATATTGAAAAAGGTGTATCAGGTAAGGCACCTAAACCAGATTATAATACATATAAACAAGGTTCATACCACGACTATGATGTGGGTGGTGATAAACCACCTGTGTGGGAACGACAACCAAAAAATGAGATGGGAGGTAAATAACATTGAGTATAACCGTTGAAGTAAGAGGTGGTAATTTAGAGAAGGCCATGAGAGTCTTAAAGAAGAAGGTTCAAAAGGCAGGTCTTGTAAAAGAAGCAAGAGCAAGACAATATTTTTCTAAACCATCAGAAATAAAACGAGAAAAGGCCAAAGAACGATCAAAGATAATTCGTAAAGCACAAAAGGCAAATGATGAATTATTAGGTTATCGTTGGGTAAAAGGCGTTAAAGTAAAGAAAATTTAAGTATTCTATGCCGTCTGTTGATGTTATATATATTATTACTACAAGGCAATTCGTAAGACCTAGTAGGGGTATAGAAGGGCAAGGGGTGTGCCCAAGTCATAGATACTTAAAACACCCCAGCAAATCGGTGATCTTTGCCAGTTTAACTCCGTGACAAAAGGAAACTGGCGCTTGTAATATTATAAATAGTTATTATATAATATTATAGACATGCTCATAAGAGGTGTCAAATAGAAACTTTGCTTAACAAAAGGAGGTTCACATGACCAATAAAGCACTATCTATTTTTAATCAATTAAGACCGTTATCAGTAGGATTTGATGACATGTTCGACCATTTCGAATCTATGTTTGATGTCCCTACGGTTAACTATCCACCATACAATCTAGTAAAAACTGGTGATAATAAATTTAATATTGAGATTGCTCTTGCAGGATTCAATAAGAAAGATATTAATGTCACTAGCGAGAACGGATTGTTGACTATCGAGTCTAAAGTTAAGGCTGTAGTTAATGATTCTGTGGGTGCTGACTCTGATAAGGAAGATGAGATGATCCATAAGGGTATTTCAAAGAGATACTTTAAGAGATCATTTACAATCGCCGATGATGTAGAGATCAAAGGTGCCGAGTTAAAAGACGGCTTATTGAAAGTGTCTATGGAGAAGATTATTCCAGACGCTAAAAAACTAAAGACTATTACAATTAAATAATAGTATTATAGATAGGGCGGCTTGTTGACAGGCCGCCCTTTTTAGTATATAATAGATTCTATATAAATTTTTTGAAGGAGAAATATATAATGAAAGAAGGCGATAAACTACCAAATGTAGTATTTAAAGTTAGGTCAATGGGTGCCTGGTTTAATAGAACTACAAAACAATTCTTTAAAGGTAAGAGAGTAATCCTATTCTCATTGCCTGGCGCATTTACACCTATTTGTTCAAATCAAATGTTGCCTAATTACGAAAAACTACACAAAGCATTTAAAGAACATGGCATAGATCAAATCTATTGTCTATCAGTAAATGATTCTTTTGTGATGAACGCTTGGGCAGCAGATCAAAAACTTAAAAACATTAAAGTAATACCTGATGGCAATTGCACATTTACAGATAAGATAGGTATGGGTGTGATGAAAGAAGAACCAGGGTTCGGCAGAAGATCATGGCGTTATTCTGCTATTATAAACGATGGTATAGTAGAAAAAGTATTTGAAGAGGCAGGTAAGGGTGATAATACAAAAGGTGACCCTTATGAAGTATCTAGTCCTGAACATATGCTATTATATTTACAACAAACAGACCCTAGACATAATCAGGATATGCGAGATATTGACTTTAATCCGAGTTAGTGATATAATATTATTATGAAATATAACGAAGACAAAATCTTAAAAGAAATAGGCGACTATATTAAATCTACATATGGCCAACATTACTCAACAGGTAAAGATGGTTTTCAAGTGCAAGATTTATTTAAGACCCTAGGCATTGGCAAAGACTTTTGCCACGCCAATGCAATAAAATATCTTTGTAGATATGGCAAAAAGAATGGACACAACCGTGCCGACTTATTGAAAGCGGTTCACTATGTTGTATTATTATTAAATTATGATAAGGAGATGAAATGAAAATAAGTGAAAATACGATTAGTATCCTAAGAAATTTTAGTGATATTAATGCCAATATATTATTTACTCCTGGCAAGACATTACAAACAATGTCTACCATGAAAAATATTATGGCAAAAGCAGATGTAGAAGAAAACTTTGAAAGTGAATTTGGTGTATATGATTTGCCAGAGTTTTTAAGAGCATTAGATAGTTTTCAACAACCTGTGTTGAACTTTAATGGTTCTGCTAATTTAAAAATCAAAGATGAGAAATCTAGTCTATCAGCAAGATATGCTTTCGCTGATAAATCTACTTTGAGATATCCAACAAAAGTAATATCAATGCCAGATAAAACAATTACCTTTACACTAAAAGATAGTGATTGGGAATCTGTTAAGAAGTTATATACTAACTTGAGTCTACCTGATATTGCTATCAAAGGTGAGAAAGGCAAAATTAAACTTGTCGCATTAGATAAAAAGAACTCTAACTCAAACGAGTCAAGTATAGTAGTTGGCGAATCTGATTTAGAATTTACTGCATATATCAAGGCCGAGAATATGAAAATTATACCTGGCGATTATGATGTTGCATTATCTAAAGCAAAGATTGCTCACTTTATCAATCGAAAGGTAAAAGTCCAATACTGGATTGCTTTAGAAGCTGATTCAACATTTTAAGGAGGTCGTATGAGTGATTTCCTTTGGGTTGAAAAATACCGTCCTAGAAAAATATCTGATTGTATTCTTACTGAAGATTTAAAAAATACCTTTAGTAAGTTTCTTAAACAAAACGAGATTCCTAATCTTCTTCTTTCAGGCACAGCAGGCACAGGCAAGACCACCGTTGCTCGTGCCTTATGTGAAGAACTGAAGGCAGATTATATAATCATCAATGGTTCAGATGAAGGCCGTCATATAGACACGCTAAGAACGACTATTAAGAACTTTGCGTCAACCGTGTCTTTAGATGAGTCATCTACACATAAGGTCGTTATTATAGACGAGGCAGACTATATGAACGCTGATAGTGTTCAACCTGCATTAAGAAACTTTATAGAAACATTTTACAAGAATTGTAGATTTATATTTACTTGTAATTTTAAGAACAAGATAATCCCTGCATTACATAGTCGTTGCACCGTTATTGATTTTCGTATTACTAATGGTCAAAAAGTAAAAACTGCTAGTGCGTTTATGAAACGACTAGGCGAACTATTGAAAGCAGAGAATATAGAGTTTGATAATAAAGTCCTTGCTGAACTAATACAAAGACATTATCCTGACTTTCGTAGAACTATCAATGAATTACAAAGATATTCAGTAAGAGGTAAGATTGATAGTGGTATATTAGTCAGTTTATCCGAGATCAATAATAAAGAACTAGTCAAGTTATTAAAAGAAAAACGATTTGGCGATATGAGAAAATGGGTAATACAGAACCTAGATAAAGATCCTAGTAGTCTGTTTTCATCTATCTATGATATTCTTTATAAACATCTACAACCACAATCTATACCTGCGGCCGTATTAACGATTGCAGATTACCAATATAAATCAGCCTTTGTGGCAGACCATGAGATAAATATGGTTGCGTGCCTGACGCAAATCATGGCAGAATGTAAATTTAAGTAGAGGAGATATGAGTAGAGGAAATTTTTGGCGAAGACTTATAGTTAGAGCACGAATGTTTTGGGCTGATATTAGAGGACATCACGGTAAGGTTTGGGATTATGAACCAGGCGATTACTACATGGGCTCTCATAAAGGTCATAAAAAACATGAGAAACACTAATGATAGAGTATAAATTATCTGATTATCTAAATGCGATTAACTGGACAAAGGTTAACTTGCTTGATGGCGATGACTTGACATGGGAAAAGAAATATCCTCCTTATGTAATTAATCGTTGTTTATCGCAACATATTGATAGTATAATGATGGCGAATGAGATGAATATTCGTCACAGCCTCACCAAGCGACTACAATTTCATTTTCTAATAAATAGTATCAGGAAGAGAAAAAGATTTGGCGGCAAGTGGGTTACTACTGCTAAATCAAAGAATTTAGATTATGTTAAAGAATACTATGGCTACAGCAATTCAAAAGCAAAAGTTGCCCTTAACATATTAGATAAAAAACAATTGAATCTTATCAAAGAAAAACTTGATAAGGGTGGGAGAAAAAGATGAGTGAAGACAATTTTAATTGGTCACCTGAGCAGATGTTAGAGGTAACTCTTAAACAACCAGATGACTTCTTAAAGATAAGGGAAACTTTATCCAGAATAGGTGTTGCAAGTCGTAAAGATAAAACTTTATTTCAAAGTTGCCACATCTTACACAAACAAGGTAAATATTACATAGTGCATTTCAAAGAACTTTTTGCTTTAGATGGCAAGAAGGCTACACTAGTTGAGAATGATATACAAAGACGAAACACAATTAGCGTATTACTACAAGATTGGAATCTATTATCAATAGTAAAACCTGAGGCTGCAGAAAATAAAGCACCTCTATCACAAATTAAGATTATCGCTTTTAAAGAAAAGAGCGAATGGAATCTACAAGCAAAATACAATATAGGAAAAAAACAATCTACTGAAGAAACAAAAACTGAATAGGAGTATATAATGATTAGATTATTTAGATTGACCACAGGCGAAGACCTTATTGGCACGCCAGATCAGGATACCACAACAGACGACTTTCAAGGTATAAAACAACCATTTGTTTTGATACCAATGCAAGGTGAGCCTGGCAAACCAATGAAGATAGGTTTTCATCCTTACATACCATACACAAAAGACAAGACAATAAAAATAAAGAAAGCAAATATTATAACCGAGACAACACCAGACGATAATATGATCGGCGCATATCAGCAGAATACAGGTCAAATTGTGACCCCTAAAGCAAAGATCATTACTTGACTTTAAACAACAATCGTGTTATAATATATTATGAATTTGGCGAGCAGTTTCTATACTAATGTTATTGAATATAAAGGTAAATTACTTATCCGTGGTGTCAATAACGGCCAATCATATTTAAGTCGTATCAATTATAGTCCTAAACTATATCTACCTACAAAAGAACAATCTAAATTTAAAACACTAGACGGCACTAATCTAAAACCTAAGCAGTTTGATACTATATCAAAAGCAAAACATTTCTATTCTGAATATTCTACAATACCTGAATATAAAATCTTTGGTATGAATAGATACAATTATCAATTCATAGGTGACGAATACAAAGATGAGATAAGGTGGAACAAAGACTATATCAAAATCTTTACACTTGATATTGAAACTACTTGTGAAGATGGCTTTCCTGATCCTGATACTGCAAAAGAAACTATAATTTGTATAACGGTTAAAAATCACAGCAACAAACAGATATTAACTTGGGGCACAGGTGATTTTATTTCTAAAAAGACAAATGTAACCTATGTCAAATGTCAAAACGAAAAGCATATGTTGCTAGAGTTTTTAAAATTCTGGTGTAAAAATCATCCTGATATTGTGACTGGTTGGAATGTAAAATTTTTTGATATACCTTATGTTATGAATCGTATGAGATTTATATTTGATAACGATACGATTAATAAGATGTCGCCTTGGAATTATGTCAATGCAGATAGAATACAATTAGGTAAAAAGAATCAACAATACTGGAATATATTAGGCGTATCTGTATTAGATTATTTTGATCTATATAAAAAATTTACATATGTCCGACAAGAAAGTTATAGACTAAACTATATCGCAAAGGTAGAACTAGGCGAATCTAAATTAGAAAATCCATATGAAACATTTAAAGACTTCTATACAAAAGATTATCAACAATTTGTAGAATATAATATACAAGATGTTGAACTTGTTGATAAACTAGAAGACAAGATGAAACTAATTGAACTATGTTTAACTATGGCATATGAAGCCAAAGTTAATTATACAGATGTCTATTCACAAGTAAGATGTTGGGATACAATCATCTATAATCATTTACTTAAAAAGAATATTATCATACCACCTAGAGAAGACCATGATAAGGATACACAATACGAAGGTGCATATGTAAAAGACCCACAATTAGGATTACATAACTGGATTGTTTCGTTTGATTTGAATAGTTTGTATCCGCATTTAATTATGCAATATAATTTATCGCCTGAAACACTTGTCGGTGTGCAACCAAAGAACATGGGTGTTGAAAATTATCTAAATGAGAAGTTTAATTTACAATGGGCAAAAGATAAAAATGTGACCGTTGCACCTAATGGTTCAATGTATAGACGAGATAAACAAGGTTTCTTACCTGAACTTATGGAGAAGATGTATACCGAACGTGTTGTATTTAAGAAGAAGTCTATAGAGGCAAAAAAAGAATATCAAAAGACAAAAGATCCTATCTACAAAAATGAAATTAGTAGATGTCATAATATACAGATGGCAAAAAAGATTTCGTTAAACTCTGCTTACGGTGCAATCGGTAATCAATATTTCAGATACTTTGATGTAAAACAGGCAGAAGCAATTACATTAGGTGGTCAGT